GGTTGGATCAATCGGTGTTGTGGTATCTCATACCGACGTATCCAAAGCCGAAGAAGCGGCCGGGATCAAAACCACCGAAATATCCGCAGGAAAATATAAACGCATTGGATTAGGCATCAGCACACGCGAGAAGGAATCGATTGCATACGATGGCGGAGATTGGGAAGCAAACCATACCCAGCTTGCTAAAGAGCAGGATATGCGCAAATCTGCCGGATTGATTCATGAAGACAAACCGTTCAATCCAACGATGCCCGAACAAAGTTAAATAGTCCAAATACCCCCTAAAATCTGCACGTTATGGATGATAAATTGCACTTATCCAAAATGGGTTAAGTAATGCACATCACAGACGTAATAACATCGCCCTGGGCAATTCTACCCGAAAAACTGCTAGAAATTCAGGCGGTCTATGCTACGCATTTGCGCGGCGAAAAGATTGATATTGCTGCGATTGAGGCGCGTCTCGGCAAACCCTTAATCAATCAATACCAAGGTTATCACGTGCAGGACGGGGTTGCAATAATCCCAATATCTGGCGTTATTGGCAAGAAGATGAATATGATGAGCGCTATATCTGGCGGTGCATCAACTCAACTAATCGAGCGTGATATTAAATCCGCTCTGAATGATTCCAGTGTCAATTCAATTCTGCTTCACATTGATTCCCCAGGCGGGACGGTAGACGGCACTCAAAACCTAGCTGACGTGGTTAAGATGGCCGGAACTCAAAAACCTGTGATGGCATATGCTGATGGCGTTATGGCTAGCGCAGCTTATTGGATAGGCTCTGCTGCAAGTGAAATAGTCGCATCATCCAAAACCACTCAGGTTGGATCAATCGGTGTTGTGGTATCTCATACCGACGTATCCAAAGCCGAAGAAGCAGCCGGGATCAAAACCACCGAAATATCCGCAGGAAAATATAAACGCATTGCTAGTCAATACGCACCGCTATCTAAGGATGGCGAAGCGCAGCTGCAGGATCAAGTGGATCAGCTCTACACAATATTCGTAGATGCCGTTGCAGAAAATCGCGGCGTTGATCCAGAAACAGTTTTAGAAGACATGGCCGATGGTCGTGTTTTTCTCGCAAAACAAGCACAAAAGCGCGGCATGATAGATCACGTCGCAAATCTCGAAACGACCATTTTTAATATGTCAACAGGAGTATGGCCAATGACTGATAAGACAATCAAGCTAGCACAGGAGGCCGCTCCGGTTGCTGCTGTAGAAACTCTCGAAACACTTAAACAGAAACACCCGGAAATTGTAGCCGCTTTGTTAGCAGAAGGCGCGAAAGCTGAGAATGATCGTATCAAAGATTGCGAATCGCAAATGATACCTGGACATGAAGCACTGGTTAACGCTATGAAGCTGGACGGCAAATCAAACGGCGCTGATGTGGCTCTGGCTATCGTAGCTGCTGAAAAAACTGTACGTGCAAACCACTTGCAAGACTTTGCGGCAAACGCACCTAAAGTAATCCCGTTCGCTGCTGTACCTTCTGTCGAGTCAACTGCTGAGGATAAAAGTCTACCGGTTGAAGATCGCGCAAAAACCCAATGGGAAGCTGATGCAAATCTTCGCAGTGAATTTGGCGGTGATTTTGCTGGCTACTTGGCTTTCTCGAAAGCAGAAGAACAAGGACGAATAAAGATTCTAGGCAGTAAATAATATTTAATTAACCCTAACGCTGTGAAGCGCAGGAGAAAGTAAGATGACTACATTAGCCGCAAACAAGCAACGCGCTTACGAGTTAGGAGAGCGCAACGACATACCTGTAATTGCATCAGATATTATCTACGAAGGCGCTGCTGTCGGTATCGTACCGGGTACAGGACACGCCAGACCTTTAACCAGCGCAGATACTTTCGCTGGTTTCGCTTATCGTAAAGCTGACAACTCCGCTGGGGCTGCTGCTGCAATCAATGTAAACGTTGTAACTGAAGGTGAGATAGAACTCACCATCGCTGGCGTGACAATCACCGATTTACGTCAACCAGTCTACGCAACAGATGACGACACTTTCACCATGTCACCTGTGGGCGGCGTGTTTGTTGGATTCGTAAAACGCTATGTTTCAAGCGGCGTTGCAGTAATCGATTTTGACGCACCTTCTTACCGTGATCCTTGGGCGGCCTACTCAGTACGCGAAGCGGTTACAGCAAACTTCACGACCGACATTCAAGACAACGGCAAGCTGTTTTGGGTTACGACCGACGCTGTTGTTATCACGTTGGCTGCTGTTGCTACCCCATTAAACGCCGTATTTGTCAACGGTGGATCGTTCGGTACTGTCGCAGTTAATCTGAGTCCTAACGCATCAGACAAGATTCAAGGCCCCGACCTTCCAGGCACAGACAACAAAGACTTAATCAACACCAAGGCCACTGCAAGGCGTGGTGATTTTGCGCGATTGGTAACAGGTGATGCGAATGGCGCGATAGTTGAAGAACTGCGCGGCACATGGGCAACTGAAGGCTAATTATTAAGTAATAGTGCGGTGTAACGTTGTGAAACGTGATGCCGCATCCCCAAAACCTTAACGCCGTGACGGCGCAGGAGAAAGAAAGATGTCAGATCAAAGTATTTTATCAAGCCGCGCGGTCATGGGCATGTACTACCAAAGACTGGAAACCCCAAATGCGGCTGGCTGGATTGATGGCGTATCCAATTTGTTTAACAGCGACCAGGCAAGCGAGACTTACCCATTCTTGGGACAAGTTCCACGTATGCGCGAATGGATCGGTGGGCGGCAAGCCAAGAGCTTATCTGGCAACAGCCTGACAATCACCAACAAGCATTATGAGGGTACGCTTGATATCGCGCTAACCGACTTACGCAGAGACAAAACCCCACAATTGCAAGCGCGTATTAGCGAGTTTGCTGGTGAGGGCGAAGCACATTGGGGCACATTGTTATCGACATTGCTAATCAACGCGCCTTCAACAGTTTGCTATGACGGACAGTATTATTTCGATACCGATCACTCAGAAGGCGCTTCTGGCACTCAAGATAACGATATCACTGTCGACATTTCTGCGCTACCTGCTGCTGTTCACGGCTCAGTGACCGCACCAAGCAACGAAGAAATGCAGCAAGCTATTGTTAAGGGCATCGCTCAGATCCTCTCGTTTAAAGACAATCAAGGGCGGCCAATGAACAGCAATGCGCGTCAGTTCATGGTTACCGTTCCAATCAGCTTATGGATTCCAGCAGTTGCGGCTGTATCTGCTGCTACCACTGCAAACCTACAGCAAAACGTTAATCCTAACGTGCTGGCCGGATTCAATATCCGTGTTGAGATGGTGCCAGAACTGACTTGGACAGATTCATTTGCTGTGTGGCGTACTGATGGCGCAGTTAAAGGTTTGATCCGTCAAGAAGAACAAGCCACTCAGCTGAAAATGAAAGACGAGAACAGCGAATACGCATTCGATAACGATTCAATTCAGATCGGTATTGACGCATGGCGTGGCGCTGACTATGGTCTGTGGCAACGTGCTTGCTACGTGACAATGACATAACCATGAACAAATATTTAGTAACAGGGACAGCAAGTATCGGCGCGGGGGTGCTTGAGTTAACACATGCTCAGGCACTACCAAGAAAGCACAACCTGGAAGAAATTAAGGACGGCATCTATCGGATTGTTAATCAAGTTCAGTTTAAAACTGGCGAGGTTATTGGATTCGATGGTATCCCATCCAAAGTTTTGCAGGAAGTTCTTGAACCTGAGCAGCCGGTTGAAGTAAAGCCGCTTAAAAAAGTTAAAGAGGTGGATTAGTGTTTGCTGAGGATCTGTCAGTGTTTTTCGATACCGATGATTTTGCGGTCGAGGTAGCGCTTGATGGAGCTTCAGTAAATGGGGTTATGGGGGATGAGCCGGTTGAGGTTAATTTTGTACAGACGACCGCACCATCATTTATTTACCGACACGCTGATATGGCCGTGTCAATTGATTCTGATCTGGTTTATGGGGCAACAGCTTACAAAGTCAAGAACATGCGACCAGACGGAACAGGATTAATGATGCTGATACTTGAGCAGCAGTAATGGCTACTCATGTACGGCGACAGATTCGTGAAGCGGTAGCAACTGCTGTAACTGGTTTAAGCACTACTGGCGCACGAGTTTTCAAGAACAGGCTATACCCGCTACAAACGACTGATCTACCCTGTTTAATAGTAACTTGTGACGGTGACCGGCGCGAATATTTAACTGAGCATAACCCATCGCAAGTAGAGATGGAAATGGTTGTGCGGATTGATGGATACGTTAAAGACACGGCGACGCTGGATGACACGCTAGACGCGATCAGTAAAGAGGTAGAGGTAGCGATGGCTGCGGCAACTATAGCAGACTTTGTTGAATGTGCTGGTACGCAGTTAGATGAGTCAGTAGTGGGCGCACAGCCGGTAGGAAAAGTATCAATCGCTTACAGAATAAAGACTTATATATTATCAAATGCACCTGATGTGATTTTGTAGTAAAGGGCTACCTCAACGCTGTGAAGCGCCAGGTAGTGAAGATTAAACCTAACGCCTTGGTGGCGCTGGAGATAGCAAGATGGCAAATCCACAAGTATTAAAGAAAGTAACGCTGCAAATTCAAACGGCGTTGGGTAGCGCGAAGACAATCACAGCAATCAGTAAAGCGGCTGAAGCGGTTATTACTGGCACTCATGATTTTTCGGTTGGTGATTTAATTGTAATCGAAGATGTCCTCGGGATGACTGAGATTAACGACAAGGTTGTGCGCGTAAAATCGGTATCAACTACCGTATCTTTCGTGGCTGAGGGAATCGTTTCCACCAATTGGACAACCTACGTTTCAGGCGGCACAGCAACCAAAGTAACCACCATGGGCACGTTTGACAACGTAACCAATCTGTCACTGCCTGACTCTCCGCCGACAGAGCTTGATGTAACCACAATTCACGACTTAGAAAAACAAGTTGTGTTTGGTCTGCGTGACTTTCCGAAAGGCACTTTATCACTGATCGCTGATCCATTGGCCGCTACATCTACCGAGATGGCGACAGCTGAGGATGCCGGAACCAGGCGCGTATTTAAAGTTACTTTGCAATCTGGATACGTGGGTATTTTTAACGCATTTGTATCAGGCGGCTCTGGTCTAGACGGTGCTGGCGGCGGTGTAGCAACTGCTAACGTCGCGCTGACATTGCGTAACAAAACTCAGTGGTTTGCTAGTTAATCATGGCGAAAACACTAGCTGACAAGATCAGAGAGTCGCGCCAAATCGAGATCAAGGTGGGAGATATAACCTTCACCGCTCGACGCGCAACCAGCGAAGAAATGTTCGCCTACTACCAGACCAACCATGACGCGCCAAACGGTGTTAGTTTTGCTGAGATTTGCAGAAGGCATGTCACGGGGTGGACTGGTGTAAAGGAATCCGACCTGATCGACGGTGGCGCGTCTGATTCTGTGCTGTTCGACAAGTCTGTTTTCGATGACGTGATTGGAGACAATCAAGAATGGTGGACTTACATAGCAACCGAAGTTTTGAAGACCGCGCAGGAACGGATCACTAAGCAAGCAGAAAGCAAAAAAAAATAGAGATATGGCTTGAGTATCAACAGCTCAAATTTGATCTGATTGGTGCCAAGCCGGTAGAACTCGAAGGCGACCAGGCAAAAGCTGTTATGGCCTGGAACATGATGGGCGGCCAAATAGCCTGGCCTTCTGTCAATGACATCGCTGAATATCTTGATGTCCAAGACGCTGAATTTTTTGTTGATGGACTTTTAATCTTGCAAGAGTACAGCCGACCGACAGAATGACAGCCACATCAAACATCGTAATAACAGCTAAGGACTTAACAGGTCAAGCGTTTGCATCAGCAAATAGCAATCTGAATGGGTTCGCTAGCAATGCACTCAGAGCATCCTCCGCTTTAAGTGCTATCGGTGCTGGTACTGTAGTAGCTTCGATGGCGGCTTTCACGAAGCAAACCATTGACGCGCAAGACAACCTTTTTAAATTATCCCAAAAAACCGGAATCGCTGTAGAGTCACTCGCTGGCCTTGAGTTTGCTGCTGAGCAGTCCGGAGTTGAACTCGAAAAAGTAGCAAAAGCCACGCGCCAATTTAGTCTACTAGTGGCTGAGAGTGCTGACGCATCGAGTTCTGCTGCTAAGAAACTTGGGCAATTAGGCCTGTCATACAAAGACCTCAAGGACTTATCGCCTGAGCGACAATTGCTATCACTCGCTGATGCGCTAAGCAAATTCGGCAAAGAAGATCGCGCAGTTGCGTTAACGTCGCTACTTGGCAATCGAATGGCGGATCTTATCCCGCTATTGGCGGGAGGATCGAAAGAACTTGCGGGAATGATCGAGCAAGGAAAACGGCTTAATCCAGTTACAGAACAATCAGCCAAACAAGCTGAAATATTCAACGACCAATTAAACCTTTTAAATAAATCGGTATCAGCGGTCGGGCGCGAGTTAGTTCAGGGCATGATACCAGGACTCAGCGCGGTCGCTGATCGCATGGCAAAAGTCACGCAGGAAAGCGGATTCCTTAAGGGCGCACTGGCTGGGGTTAAGGAACTATTTGTACAGTCATTCGGCAATCCTAAAATCCTTGGCGATGTAGGACAGATCCGCAGAGAGATATTCAAGACTCAAGAAGTCATAGCGAACTTATCGACTAAGAAAGACTCGGTATTTTTTGACGCTAATGCGCTGCAACACGAAAAAGACAAACTTGCACAACTGCAAATCGATTTACAGAAGGCGATTGTAACAAGCCGTGACGTAATCGCTACGCAGGATGCCAACACTCAATCAACTAAGAAATTCGCTGTAGCACTGGATGAGACTGCTCCCAAACTTGGGCGTCAAGTATCAGCCCAGGACGCTTTAACTAAATCTCAATCGAAATCACTCTCAATCGAGAGCGAGTACATTAAGTTACTGACAATAGAGCGGCAAGCTCGGGAAAACTTACTCAAACCGTATCAGCAGGAAGCGGCAAGCGCTGAGGAAAGACTTGCTCGTATGCGGTTAGAAGCGACGGCGCTTGATCTATCCAAAACAAAACAGATCAGTCTTGAGAAAGCAATCGAATTAACCACCATTGCGCGTCTAGAAG